GGCAGGTAACGTGGCCGCGAATCTCCGCGCTCTCGGAGCGATAGTAGGCTGTGGTCTACCGGAAATGGGTGCGCCGCTGCCCATCAAGAACCGCCTGATGGTCGGTGATCGCCAACTCGCCAGGTGGGATGAGCATGATGAGTGTGCGCCGTTAGTTAAGATTCAAATCGGGCATTGGGATGCGGTGGTGGTGGCAGACTACTGTAAAGGAGCAGTTGGTACAACGGTTGAAAAGTTTGTAAAGAGCTTCTGCGGGCGTGTGTTCATCGATACAAAAGGAAATCCTGCTTGCTGGCGAGAGGTCTCAAGCGCTGTAATGTTCCCTAATCTCAAAGAATACACAGACTACTCTAATGAGTATTGTGCGGGCTTTGACCATGTTGTTTTCAAGCGAGGGGCACAAGGACTTACGGAGACAGTGTTGGATAGGTTGCCTGGTGGCACGGTGTTTAATGGCCGCGAATGCTCCTACCCAAGCTGGGCACGTTTCGTGCGCAACGTCTCGGGGGCTGGTGATACTGTCGTGGCGGCGTATGCGTACGCGACGCTAGTTGGCTATCCTGATCCGCTGGCCTTCGCCAACGCGGCGGCAGCAGTAGTTGTTGAGAAGCCGTTCACTGCGACCGCCAGCTTGCAAGAAGTTCTTGAGCGTCTGAAGGAGGTTGGCTACCCGAATGCCCAATGCCAGCTTGCAGCGTAGCGACTCCTACCCGGTTGTTGAAAAGGCTTGGGGTGTGGAATTCGTGCTCTACAACGGTCCTGCACCATATTGCCTAAAGGTGCTGCACATCGAGCCCGGTGTGCAATGCAGCCTGCACAAACATCGCGAGAAGGCAGAAAGCTTTGTGTGCGCGGAGGGCCAGGTGGTAGTCGAGTACCAAGATGGTGAAGCACCTGATGGCTCCCCAATGCTTGCCGCAACAACATTGCGTGTTGGTGACTCGCTACATGTGCCACCAGGCACGCTGCACAGGTTTTGGTCGTCCTTGCCGGATACGCCGGGCCTGTTGATCGAAGCCTCCACCCATCATGACGACTCGGATGTTGTGCGGGTGGAGCCCTCTAAGAAAAGATAACACGTCTAGTTGCCTTACGAAGTACTGGATCTTGACATCACGCCGGAATTGCTGGCCGACATCGCCAAGCTGCCCAACAAACGTCGGCGAGCAGTGTTGCATGCCCTCGGCCGCAACGAATGGCAGCGCTGCGCGGATGACATTTTCTACTGGCTTGATGAGAAACGCCATGAGACGGTGGGGCCATATGTATACACGCTTGACCCACACCCGTTGCATGCTTGCCGGCTGTGCAACGATCAAGCAACGCATTTCTTCAACAAACGACGCACGCATTTGCAGTTAACGCACGACATCGAGTGCGAAGAAGAAAACGAGCTACGGGGCTACTTTATCGAGTTGCCCACCACGCGGCCGTTTCCTCGGCATTTGTTGTACGAATACATCGCGCCGATTATCAAGCCGTGGCAGCAAGAGCAGTTTTTGTTCATTGAGAAATCCCGCGATATGTTTGCTACGTGGCTTGTCGTGACGATGTATACCTGGGATACGCTGTATCACGAAGGACGCCAGAATATCTTCCAATCTGAAGATGCCCCAAAGACGCGGGAACTTGTCGAACGCTCGTGGTTTATCTACAACCATCAGCCAAAGATAATTCGTGATGTGCATAGGGCTGAATATGCAATTGGGGCTGCGAAATCAGGTATGCTGCGCATTACCAGCTTGAATTCCGAAATCCTTGGCTTTCCTCAAGGCCCGGATCAAATTCGGCAATATCACCCTTCTGGCGTGTTCCAAGACGAAGCTGCGTTTCAAGTCTCAGCGGGTGACGCGTTTGCGGCAATCAAGCCTGCGATCCAGGCAGGCGGGCGCTTTACCGCAATCTCGTCCGCTAATCCTGGGTGGTTCCATTTAGCATGCAGTGATCGTGACCAAGAACAACTTAGTGAAGCTCCACCACACAACTTTGCCTAGCCGCATTCGTAATTATTACTACACTCGAACGAAGGGCGCTGACGGGGTACCGTGGCTGCGCATCGATATGCTACCAGCAGCCCAACTTGCCCGGCCACGAGTGCTTGTCAACGGCGCATTTGATTTGCTGACTGCAAGCCATATGCGGTTGCTGAGCGTTGCACGAGACAAAGCAGGGCCGACAGGAACGGTGCTTATAGCTCTCGATAGCGACGAAAAGGTGGCCAAGGCAAAGGGCGCTAGTCGTCCGGTCATGACCTTCATCGAGCGCGCAACCACCCTTGGCTACATGCCAATCGATGCGCTGGTCGAGGTGGGCAGTGACGAAGATATGCGGCGCCTGGTTGCCACGCTTGCACCTGACCTTCGGGTGCAGGGCGCGGAGTACGCAGGTCACGCAACCCGGTTCCCGCATGTGTGTCGATGCTTCGTGCCAGATACCGGCCTGCACACGTCTGACATCATTGCAAGGATTAGGCAACAGAGCTAGGAGGGCTCCCTGTGACACTTGGAGAAAAGCAGCGGAAGTTTGTATCAATGATCGGCCAGCTTATCGGCTGGGCGTATGCCCACGGTTACGAACTGACCTTTGGCGAAGCGTATCGCACACCAGAGCAGGCGGCGCTGTATGCCAAGCAGGGCAAAGGCATTGCAAAGTCGCTGCATTGCTCACGGCTGGCGGTGGACTTTAACTTGTTTGTCAACGGTGCCTACCAGCCGACGAGCGAAGCATACAAGACGCTCGGCGAGTATTGGGAATCGCTCGGTGGCGCGTGGGGCGGGCGATTCAACGACGGTAATCACTTTAGCCTTGAGCATGAAGGCAGGAAATAATCCTCAAACAAGAATTCTTATGAAACTCAAAGCACTATTCACGTCAATCATCCTCAGTCTTGCTCTGCCGGTGGTCACTGTCGCGCAAGACGCACCAGCCCCTGCTAGTGAGCCCTCAAACTTCGTGGCAATCGGCCTCACCATCACCCCCGACCCCCAGGCTCGGCCGGCGTTGACTGTCGCAACCAAGCTGACTGACAAGGTTGGTGGTCTATGGTCATACAACGACTACACGGTCATGTCGGTCAAACGGACTCCACAGATCCAGCTTCAGATTGTCGCCATGACGGGCATTGCAACGCCTGTGCGGAATATTGGACCTGATAGCTGGCGGGTCAAAGTTTGGACGCTCGGTCAGCTTGGCCTCGCGCAAGAAGGCGATCACACAGGCATTGCCTACGCAGGGCCTGGTGGGTTTGTAACGATACCAGTCAAGAACTGGTTTATCATCCTACCGGCCATCAAACCTGTAAAGACCGCACTGTCGGACTTCCAGGCGGATTTTCGGATCAGCATTGGAAAGACGTGGTAGGAAGCACGCTGCGGCAGCCCGCTACTCAAACTCCAAAACTGCCGATGCACGTAGCTCGGCTGGCGAGCGGGAATCAGGCTCCTGCCAATCAAGATCCCCAAACAGCGCCGTTGCTTCGGACTTTGCTTTTGTTACGCTCTCGCAAAGGCGGCCACTGACCAGTAGTGCCGGGCCCCCAGGTTGAGCGTGGACTCTGACACGGAACCGTGCACCCTCTCGTGACGAGCGAGACTGTCGATCTCGCTCGATAGTGATGTATATAGCCTGCATAGCGGTTTACAGACCCCTTCGCATGGGGGTTGGCGGTAGCAACTATCACATTCAATTTTTCAGTCCCCTTCGCACGGGGTTTTTTGCTCAAAGGAATATTTACCACATGGACCTCATCGGTGTCAAGGACGCTGTAGACAAAATAAACAACCAAACGATTCCGCAGACGCTTGGCGCATTGCACTCGATGCTCGACCGGCTTGAGGCGATGCTCGACCGGCTGGACAAGCTAACAATCGTGGTCTACCTCAACGGCAGCCAACCGCAGCCCACGGACTAGCACTTGAACGAAGCCTCAAAATTCCGGCAACGGTGGCAAGAAAACGGCAAGTTTGACAGGTATTTTGGCTCCGAGTGCTCAATACTTGATATTGGCTGTGGCTCGGATCTGGTAGTGCCGCACGCCCGAGGCTGGGACCGTGCTGACGGTGATGCGCAGTTTATGGCTGGCCTGGCGGACGAAAGTTTTGACCTGGTTTTTTCCGCCCATTGCCTTGAGCATTTGCATGATCCACTCGAAGGGCTGCTCAACTGGTGGAGGCTGGTCAAGCCGGGTGGGCACCTGATCCTCATTGTGCCGGATGAGGATCGGTATGAACAACGTTGTTGGCCGTCGGCGTTCAATCCAGATCATAAATGGTCGTTTAGCGTTAGCAAATCGCACAGTTGGTCGCCAGCCCACAAAGACCTCGCAGACTTGCTTGCCTTGTTGCCCAGCCGGGACATTCTATCGCTGCGCGTTATCGAGCCTTCAAGGCCACCAGATGGCGACTCGCCGTTTGACTCGACGCTTGTTGGGGATGAAGCGTGTATTGAGGCGATTGTGCAAAAGGTGCCCGATGCCGGGCCGCGATGGTCACCCTATTCTCCATTGCTTGTGTGCCCTGGATGCAAACGTCTTGAAGTGATTTTGCTTGGCGTGCTGCCTGATATGCCAGGAGTGTTGCACTTCAAATGCCGGGCGTGCGGCAGCCCTTCGCAGTTTAATATTCCCGCTCCCGTCAATGGCAGCTAGCAAACCGCCTGAGATACTTTACGAGTCCACCGGCCTACGCATCAAGCGCAATGCCGGAAATCGCTTCTGTATTGCCAGACTGCACTACACCGCGGACCCTGCAAAGCGCAGCGACGCGTGGAAGGCCGAAGCGTCTGCGGGCATGCTGCCCGCCAAGTGGGACAAAGAATACGAGATTTCATACGAAGCGCTCTTTGGCGCGAAGGTGTTTCCGGAAATCTCAACTAACCGGGAAGCGATTATTGTCAAAGCGCCGTATCCAGAGGTGCCCGCTAGTGCAACCTGCTGGGGTGGCTTCGACTTCGGCCAGCGCAATCCATCGAGTTTTCATGTCTACACAATTGCTGATGGCGTGACGTACAGCATTTGGGAGCATTTTGAGCCGTGCAGGAGCGTGCCTGACCTGGTTGGCAAGATCAAAGAATGTCCGTATTGGGACCAGATCCGCTATATTGCGGCAGATCCAACTATCTTCTCGGTCACCAAGATTTCCAAGACCGGCGCAGCATGCTCGATGGCGGATATCTTGCTGGAGGCGGGCTTGACCAAGCTGCTGCGGGGCAATCAGGACGAAGCTGCTTGGGTTGCCATGATGCGCAAGCATTGGGCGTCGAGCAACGACCCAACATTTCGTATCTACGATTGCTGTCCGAATCAGATCCGGGAGTTTGAGACCGCGATTTTTGCCTCTATGAGCGACCGAATGCTGGCCACCAGCAACTACCGTGAGAACATCGCCGATTACAACAACCACACACTTGATGATTGTAAGTATTTTATGAACAGCCGACCACGGATTGCTAACCGGCAAGTCGTGCTGCCAAGCATGGTCAGTAAATGGGCAATACGTTACTAACAGCAACATGTTGCTGGTATTTGGTATAATTACTTAGTAGGCGTGTGGGTCGCGCTGTGCTTTTTCCTGCCTAGTCTGCCTAGTCTGCCTAGTCCTTCATGACCGTTGCCACTCTTGATGGGATTCCTGTAGAGCTGACGCCTGCGGGCGATGAACAGCAAGCATCAACTAGCCCTGCTGCTGCTGCCCAGGACACCCGCACAGACCTGGAAGCCAAGATCATCGCCTTCGTTAACTCTTGGCGGGACAAGCTGCGCACAGCCCGAGTTGCCAAGCGCGCCATTTGGGACGAGTGCTGGGCGTTGTATCGGGGTCTTGATGACTTCCGTAACAAAGAAGACTGGCAATCGAAGATTGTGTTGCCGAAGGCGTTTGGCTCGGTAAAGCAAGCAACCAACGTTATCAAGCGCCTGTTGAGCACCGCCAAAAATCCGTGGCAAGTGGAGGCGATCAACCCCGACGATCTGGTTGCCACATTGCGAGCCGAGCAGATGACCGACCTGAGCAAAGTGCTGCTTGACCAGGCTCGGTATCAGGAGGAGTTTGCAGAGGGCCTAGAGTGCGGGTTTGTAATCGGCCTTGGAGTGTGGAAGGTTTGGTGGGCGCTTGTGCCACGCGTGCGCACGCGAGTTGAGGTTGCACAGGTGCCAGTAGCGCAGCCGCCTGCGATGCCAGGCATGCAGGCAGCATCGTCCGAGCACTCAATTGCTGATCTGCTGGCTGGCGCCCCTGCTAGCCGGCAGGCTACAGGCATCCTTGGCCAGCTTGGCACCGAATACCCTGCTCAGGAGAACGACCTGTACCCCACGCAGCTTCCGACCGAGGCGTTGTCGCCCCTTGGTTGGGGTCAGGGCGAAGGGCTTGCAGCCTTCGGCACCCCGCAGCCACGCTTCGCTACCGAGCGGCGGATCGTGCGGGAAGAAATCCTTGAAGGCCGGCTCATGATCCGGGCTGTGGACCCGTATAACTTTTACTGGCTGCCCGGCAGCAAAATGAATCGGTGGGCGGGCACGATCGAGGAAATCGAGGTGCCGTTGTGGCAGTTGCATGAGTTGGCGGAGCAAGGTGTGCTGGATGCTGAGCGCCTGAAGGGCCTTGCCCCCATGCAGCTTGACGAGTACGACCGCAAAGCGCAGCTTCGGTTCAACGAGCCACCACAGCCCAACAGCAACGACGTTGACGGCATGGGCAACGTGAAGCTCACGGAGTACTACGGCCCGCTTATCCTCGACGGCAAGCTGGTTGATAAGCATGCTCATGTATTGATTGCTAACGGGACCAAGTGCTTGCTACCTGGTGGCTACCAGGCCAACCGGCTGTGGTGCAAGAAAGCCCCCTACATCGGTTTCTCGCCACTTGCGCTGCCTTTCCGCACTGAAGGTGTGGGCCTTGTTGAGATGGTGCGCAAGATCGACAAGGCGCTTTCACAGCTTGCCAACTTGAGTGTTGACACCTTGATGTTCCGGCTGTTGCCGGTCTTTGAAATCAATCTTGATGCGTTTGACAATCCAAAAGATTTTGAAACAGGTCTCACGCCTGGCAAGCTGTTCAAGCGCAACATGAACTTTGTTGGTGAAGGCATCAAGCCAATCGAGTTCCAAGATATCTCAGCAGGTGCGGTGCAAGTCAGCGCGGCGCTCGACCGCGAGCACCAGGCAGGCAGCCTGGTCAGCGAAATCCAGCAGGCCATCCCTCGCTACCGGGGCGTGCAGTCGGCAACCGAAATCCAGGAAAAGTCTGAAAACCAGGATTCCTTCTTCGGCAACATGGCGTCGGACATCGAGAAGCAAGCTCTGGAGCCAATGATTGAGCTTGCGGTTGACTTGATCTTGCAGTTTATTGACACAGCCAACGACCCGCGAGTTGCGTCGATCCTGGGTGTTGGGGCCGATGCCTTAAAGGGCCTCACTCGTGAGCAGTTGCTGGAAATGGTCAGCGGTGACTATATCATCAAGGTCACCGGCATAACCAGCCAGCTCCAAAAAGCCGAGATGCTTCAGAATCTCGTGCAGTTCATGAACTTGATTGGCCAGAACCCTGAGGCATGGGTACCCTACATCAATCAGGACAAGCTGCTACAACGCATTCTGGAAGCCTTCCGGCCTGCGATCCACGACATCGAGCAGATCATTGCAGATCCGGAGACCGCGATGGCCAAGCAGGCTGCGCAGTCCACTGAGGCCATCACTCCTCAGTTGCTGACCCAAATGGTACAGCTTGTGCAGATGCAGCAGCAGCAAGCGCAGGCTGCGCAGCAGGCAGAGCTTGCCAACCAGCAAGCACAGCTAGAAGCTGCTAGCACACAGCAGCAGATGGCCCTGCGCGAACGCGAGATGCAGCATGAACGCCAGCTCGCAGAGATGCAAGCCCGCTCCGCCCCAACAACCTCAAAGTAAAGACGGTATCGTATGAACTTTTCTGACCAAGCAGCCCTCGCGGTTGGACGACCAATTGCAAAAGCATTTGCTATCCTCCCAAGTGACGATACCGATTTACAAGCTACTACTAGAGCGTTATACGTCGGTACAGGCGGCGACCTGAGGGTCACTATGGCTGATGGGGATATTGTGTCCTTTACGGGCTTGCTTACAGGAGTAGTGTACCCGTTCAGGCTACGAAAAGTTTTTGCTTCAGGACAGCCGGGCGTAATTGCACAGGCTCTAGTTGGATTGTACTAGCGTTACATGTTAACGATTAACATTGGCTTGGATGTATGTACGCCTACAGCTTACGGTAGGTTATCACAACAGGACGATTGGCTCCCTGGCTACACCTATCGTAAGGAACTCACCATTCCCGCAGGCGCGGTGACTGCCGACCTGACCGATCAGCCTGTGGTCGTGACGCTCGCGGGCGATCCAGAACTGGCGGCTCACGCACAGGCGGACGGATCGGACATCGTGTTCACGGGAGCGGATGGGGCCACGGTGCTCGATTTCGAGGTTCCGCGCGCGGCGAAGAACATGCTGGTGGGGGATGGGGCGTGGAATTGGTACACTCGGCCAAGCGTGCTGCGGTACGGCGACAAAACCTACATCGGAGTAGTCACTTCCAACGGCTATATCTACGTTGCGAGTTACGACCACGTAACCAAGACACAAGCTACATCCGGGTCGATGTACTCAGGCCAACAGTTCCAGATTGACGACCACGATTACCCGGCCCTGCTCGCGCTGAGCGACGGGAAGATCGCGGCGTTCTACCAGCATCACAATGGCTTGGCCTGCTACCGCATCACATCAAGCGCGGAAGATATCACCGCTTGGAACACGGAGAAGGATTGGACCAGCGTAGGCGATGCGGTCCACCATGCTTACTGCTGCCCCTTCCGGATGACCGGCGAGTCGAACAAGATCTATGCTTTCTTCCGTGGCGGCACGATTGTCAGTGAATTGCGCGCATACATGGCCTGGACGACGGAAGCCGGGCTGGCCGCGAACTCGTGGAATGCGGTGAAGTGGCTCGAAACCGGCCAGAATCAGCCGTATGCCTTGTTCGAAAGCAACGGGTCGGATGAAATTCACTGCATCTTTACTGAATCTGGCGCTGCCATTTTTGCACAGAACAGCGTGTATTACTGCAAGCACACCATGGGCAAATGGTACAAGGCCGATGGCACGGAGATCGGCTCCGATGACACACTCGCGATAACGCCGATCACGCCCGCGGTCAGCGACAAGGTGTACGATTACCAGACTTCCGGGCGTGCTGCCATTTACGACATTGCGCTCGATGGGGGCGGACGCCCGGTGATCGTCTACGCCGTCTTCCCCGGATCGACCGCTTCCGAGGCTCCCGATCATCGCTATCGGTATGC